GCATTGAATTTACTATGCCGTCTTTAACCGTACAGGACGAGAAAGACGAGACTGATATTAACTATATCGTCAATAAGTACGCAGATGGTCAGAAAGGTATAGCCACTCTGGATCTCGGCGATAGTTCGCAGTATGCTTATCTTCAGTTCGGAGATGCAACGCTTCCCGGTGACTACAGCACAGCGTTAGAGCTTGTGTCTGGAGTTCGTGAAGAATTCTACAGTTTACCCGCTTACGTTCGAGCAAAATTCGGTCACGATCCTATGAATTTCATCAGCCAATTGAACAATCCTGAAACGCTCGATTATCTCCAACAAGAAGGTTTATATGGTAGCAAGGAATCTACCGTCGAACATCAATCGTTCGCTAGTACAGGAAACACACAAGAAAAAAGTAACACTTTAGAACAAAATAATGAAGAAACACAAAAATAGGCGTCACCGAAGCCAGTTACTTACTTGATGTAACTGGCGTAGGTGACGCAAAAATAAACTAAAACCTAAGAATAATTTGCTTTAGGTCAATTATTAGGTTTACACTTCGAAGAAGGTGAAATTTTGTCTCGTAATATTAGAGTCAGAGGACATCGCTTCAGCGATGCCCCTGCTATGTATATGCGGCGTACTAAATTCGATCGCTCGCACGTCTATAAGACAACTTTCAACGCTGGCAGGCTTATCCCTGTATTTGTTGACGAAGTGCTGCCTGGCGATACTACACGTATGTCTGTTAATTACTTCGCTCGTTTGGCTACTCCTGTTAAGCCTATCATGGATAATATTTATCTGGATTGGTTTTTCTTTTTTGTACCAAACCGCCTCGTTTGGGAACACTGGCAGAATTTCTGTTTTGAACAGGAAGACCCTGATGATAGTACTGATTATGTCATCCCTACTGTTACTGCTGCTGGTAACTCTAATAATGTTTATGTAGGCTCTCTTTGGGACTATTTCGGCTTGCCCGTGAATACGTCTGGTAATTTATCTGGTATTAGCGCTCTTCCATTCCGCGCTGTTTATCTGATCTGGAATGAATGGTTTAGAGACGAAAACCTCCAGAAATCCGTAAAGATTCAAAAAGGTGATACCAATGAAGTATTGGATTCTTCCCGTTCTTCCGACCAGCCTTCTTGGGTTTTCACGTCAGGTACCGATATTGTTCCCGGCTTAGCCTGTCCGCCTCGCGGTAAGCGTCATGATTACTTTACTTCTGCTCTTCCGTGGACACAGAAAGGTCCCGGCGTTAATATTTCATTAACCGGTAACGCACCTATTGTGGCCACCACTAATACCGAGCCTGCTCCTCATGTGCCTGGTATTTATGTCGCTCGTGATGGCGCTTCTAGTACTCGGTTCGCTGCTATGACCTGGGATACTGGTCCTTCTGACGTCGCTACAGGCCATGCGTATGCTGATCTTTCTGATGTTTCCGCTATCACTATCAATGGCCTTCGTACGGCTTTTCAAATGCAGAAGTTCTATGAACGTCTTGCTCGCGGTGGTAGTCGGTACACAGAAGTGCTTCGCTCTTTCTTCGGCGTTGTTTCTCCTGACGCAAGGCTGCAGCGTCCTGAATTTTTAGGCTCTTTCACCAAAATGGTCATGGTCAATCCAATAGCTCAGACTTCCGCAACCAACGATACCACCCCTCAGGGCAACCTTTCCGCTTACGGCGTTACTGCCTCTAAGTTTCATGGGTTCACAAAATCTTTCGTTGAACACGGTTATATTATAGGCTTCGTATGTGCTCGTGCCGATCTGACCTATCAGCAAGGCGTCAATAAGATGTGGCTTCGTTCTACGGTTTATGACTTCTATTGGCCGACGTTCGCCCATCTTGGTGAACAGGCTATTGAGCTTCGTGAGATCTATGCTCAAGGTACTGAAGCTGACACTACTGTTTTCGGTTATCAGGAACGCTATGCCGAATATCGTTACAAGCCTTCGCAGATTACTGGTAAGTTCCGCAGCTCTGTAACTGGTGGTAATCTCGACGTCTGGCACCTATCTCAGTTCTTCGGTAATGCTCCTGCTCTAAATGAAGAATTTATCACGGAAAATCCACCCATTGAGCGTATTGTCGCTGTTCCCAGTGAGCCTGAGTTCTTGCTTGACATAGGCTTCAGGTATATTACAGTTCGTCCTATGCCTATGTTTGGTACTCCTGGTCTCGTAGACCACTTCTAAAGGAGCTGATGCTATGTCTTGGTTATCTAATACTCTAGGCAATATTGCTGGTTCTGTACTTGGTGGCTTAGGCTCGTCTGAAATTCAATCGCGGTATAACGAGGAAGCTGTTCGCTTGCAGAACGAGCTTAACGTTGAAAATTATAAACATCGTTATCAGTGGGCTGTTGATGATATGCGCGCCGCTGGTCTTAATCCTGTTCTTGCTGCAACTAATGGCATAGGCGGTTCTATATCTGGAGCTTCAGCTGCTTCTGTAGGCATGAGTGATATTGGTTCTACCATGAACTCTGCTAAAGCCGCTAGTGCCGCTGAAAGGCAGGCTAAGAACGCCGAGCATCTTGCAGTATCTCAAATTGATAAAAACGTCGCAGAAACCGATTCTGTGCGTCAGAGCACCCATGGTACAGTTCTTCAGAATGGTATTCTTGCAAATGATTTGAATCTTCGTGAGCAGACCTATGAAAAACGTCTTGGTTATGAACTTGAGAAGATGAATTTGGAGCTTGAAAACCTTCGTCTTCAGGGTTCTTACCTTAATTCTGGCGTTTTGAACAACATTGCTGCTGCTAATCGTGCTAATTCTGCCGCTGCTTTTGATAATATTCAAACTGAAATGGCAGGTATGGAACGTGATTTCTATAAAAATATTGAAAGTCTTACAGGTGCTCCTAGATCTGTCGCTAGCGGTGTTGGTTCTACTGTCAAAAATGTTATAGGCTTCCTCGGAGGTCGCTATTTTGGAAGGAGATAAATTTTATGTCTAACAAAACTACTATGATTCTGACTTTTATTGTTTCTGTTGTTGTTCCCTTTATTCAGGAAGTTGTGGATCTAATTGAAGCTCTTAAAGGTAAAGCTTCTTCGAATACTGTTACTGCTAAAAAAGTTGCCTCGGACTTTCAGGCCGATGTTGCGCAGCTTGTTGAGCCAGTTGCTAATAAGAATGATTCTAAAAAAACTAGCCGTTTTTTCGGTTCTTGGAGGGATGCTAAATGAGGCGACGTCGCTTATCTAAACGAGGTTCTCGCCGTCTTTTCCGGCGTACCTCCATATCTCGTCGTAGAAATTTTAAAAGAGTAGGACGAGGTGGATTTAGGATTTGACATTCTGACTTAATCCTGATACAATCGGTACAGGTGATTAATATGGTTTGTTATAATCCTATTCTTATGTACCCAGTCGAAGGAGCGATTACGAAAAATGGAAAGCAGCATTATAGTTTTTACGGTAGCCTTGCCGCTCACCCTGAACTTGCTGGCGATAGCCGTTTCATTCGTTGTTCTTGTAAACAATGTATCGGTTGTCGTCTCGAAAATAGTAGACAGTGGGCTGTCCGTGCTGTCCACGAAGCCCGTTCTTCGTCTTCTGCTTATTTCGTTACTTGCACTTTTGACGATTATCATTTGCCACGTGATAAAAGCTTAAGCAAGAAATTTCATCAGACTTTCATGAAGAATCTTCGTCGTGAGTATGGCAGCGGTATTCGTTTCCTCGGCTGCGGTGAATATGGTGAACTTCATGGCCGTCCCCATTATCATTACATATTGTTTAATATTGATTTTGATGACAAAATTTTTCGGTTCCGTACAGACGGTTATAACACTTATACTTCTGCTCGCTTTGCCAAGATATGGAAATATGGTATGCATCTTATTGGTGAGTTTAGTTTTGATTCTGCTGCCTACGTCGCTCGCTATATAGTCAAAAAACAGACTGGTAAAGATGCTCCTGCTCATTATAAAGGTCGCATTCCTGAATTTATGGTTGCTTCTAATCGTCCCGGCGTAGGTGCCAAATGGCTCGAAGATCATGGCGAAGAATGTTATGCTAACGATTATGTCGTTATCAACGGCAGAAAGATGCGTCCTCCTCGTTATTACGATAAGAAATTCGATGAAACGCATCCTCACTGGATGGAGTTTATTCGCAATAACCGTATTGAGAAGATGCTGCATAACTTGGAGAACAATACTTTCGAGCGATTGATTGATCGGTGCCGCGTTCAGGAAGGTAAGTATAAGCATTTTCTTGGCAGAAAACTTGACAAGGTATTGTGACTGTGTTATCATTAAGTCGGAAATGAGGTGATGCTTATTAGTGAATTTAGAGCTGTTAGTAATTTCTGTTGTAAGCGTAATATTCCTTTTTATTATTCTTTTCGTGGAAGTAAATATGCCGCTTACCGTCTTAAACCTGATGATTCTAAAGTTATTCGTCTTGATAATGACTATTACGTTATATCAGCTACGTTATACCTTATGATTCGCAGGTATTTAGTTGCACTTAGAAAAGGAGATGGTTCTGCTGAGACTTTATTCCATTTATGATTCCAAGGCTGAACAGTTCAGCCCTCCGCAGGTTTATCATAACGATATGCTTGCTCTGAGAGCTTTCGAGGGTATAGTCAATGATGATAAAATGCTTATTAAAAAGTATCCTGAAGATTTTACTTTGTATTATGTTGGCAATCTTGGTGACGGCGACGGTCGCTATTACGTTGAGAATAGTGATGAGTCCCACATTCCTGTCATGGTTGGTCGCGCCATAGAATATGTGCAGCCTGTTGACGGCGATTCTATTAAATGATAATCTAATAAAGAGCGTATCAGAAAAAGGACGGTCTCGTAGAGATCGTCTTTTTTTTGTACGCCACGTCCGCCGCGTCTAGGCGCCTGCGAAAGGAGGTGAAACTATGAAATTTAAGACAGCTTATGATCCCGTAGAAGAACATGATCATTGCAGC